GTTACACATTTTCATAAGTTCTAGTTGTTGTTTAAGCTCCATATTTTCTTGTTGCACTTCCTTAAATTCATCAGTGCATGCAGAACCTAAATATTTTCTATAAGTAAATCTTATGCTACGATCATCACCATAATTGTCATAATTAGAAGGATTTAATGGTGGACTCCAAACAGCTCCTTGTTCTGAATTATCTGGTGGAGGTGTATTATTGTCTGGTGGAAGTGTACTACTATCTGGTGGAGTAGTACTTACTGTTAAATCTGTTTCTTCAGATGCTGCAATATTTCCTAATGCTGTTGTTAATGCATCTTGATAGTTACTTTGTGCATCTTGAAAATCGTACTGCATTCCTAATATGTCAGATTGAAAACCAGCCATTTGTTGATTTAAGTTAGTTCTATAAGCTTGACCTTGATTGGCTATATTGCTTGTTAGATTTGAACCAGACCTTCCACCAAAACCGCCAATACTAGAAAGTCCCTGGCCCCCTGTCATACTTAATAAATTTTGTTGCCCAGCTAATTGTTGTGCATCCATGTTAAAACCAAGACCAGTTCTTGCCATACCAACATTAACATTCATTCTATCGTAAGCAGTATTAAGACGATCCATGCTAGGAAGAAAAGCGTATTCTTCTTCAGATAAACCATCAATGTAAATATCCCTATCTGCTAAAAATTGTTTTTGATCACCACCATATTGATATGGATTTGTTACATTTCCTCCACCTTGTATATAAGGATTAATTGTTTGACTGTCCCAATTAAAATCATATGGATTTGGATTGGTAGGATTTGATGGACTTAAATTAGTAGAGTTTGGAAATTGATTATTCCAATTGTTCCATGAACTTTGATTGGAATTTGCAAATTGGTTATTCCATTGGTTTTGAGCCATTTGCATGTTTCCAGTAAAGTTAGCTCCTAAAGTTTGCGACATATTTAATTCCTTTATTTTTAATATATTGGCCTCATTTGAGGCGTAACCATACTGGTTTTATTTAAAAGATTATTAGCAGGTGTAGTATTAAAATTCATTAAACCAAATGGATCTAATTGATTTTGATACAAATTATATTGCATTACTCCCTCTCCTTGAGGAGCTCCAGTATTAAACATATTGTCAAATAAGGTATCAACAGATATTGAAGGAACGTTGTTTGGTACTGGATTAGGCAAAGCATTTGCAAGGGAAGGATCTACTGCAACGTTTGTTGAACTTGCAGCTGCAGGCATAGTAGCAATTGGAGGCCTACTAGCAATTGATTGTTGATAATAACTATTAGGTACAAAAGATGCTTGAGGAGTTGGTGTTATTCTAGAAACATTACTACTCATTGGATTGTAATTTTGCATTGTACTTACGGCTTTAGTTGCGTCTGGAACTGCAATACTTTGCCCCCCACCAAATCCAAATCTATTACGTATTTTTGAAATACCATCTTGGAATGCATCTGGAGATGTATACGCAAAACCTGCAGCTTTAATACCAGTACCAATAGCTTTATTTAAAATTCTTTGATTTTGATCACTTTGAAAATTCTGCACATTTTTTCTATAACGATCTTTTACGTCTTCTGTAAACTCTTTTTCACCACCTGTTAATGTGCTAATATTTTTTCCCAATCTAGTTTCTTGCCCTGTTCCACCACCTGACCATTGCTGCCCTAATCTTCCTCCAGCAAGTGAACCAAGACCTGCAACTAAACCAATTCCAACTGGGCCTGTTAATCCTGCAAGCCCAGCAC